AACCCGGTGGAACACAAATCAGAGTTGGTTCAACAACTAACGATTCTGATGCTTTCAATGCTGGCAATCTAGTAACAGCTTTCTATGATGCTGCTGCTGCGCTAGACGAGAAAGGAGTAAGTTCTCAGGGAAGATGTGCGGTTCTTAACCCACGTCAGTACTACGCCCTTATAACCGATGTAGCATCTAACGGTCTTGTAAACAGAGACGCTCAAGGTACTGCGTTACAAGGTGGTAATGGTGTTGTAGAAATCGCTGGAATCAAGATCTACAAGTCAATGAACATTCCGTTCCTTGGTAAGTATGGTACAGCTTTCGGTGGAACAACAGGTAAGACTTCTCCAGATAATATGGGATCTCATATTGGTCCTACACCTGAAAACGCATCAGGTGCTGCTACAGGAATCAACAATGACTACGGTACTAACACTGAGTTAGGTGCTAAGTCATGTGGTTTGATCTTCCAGAAAGAAGCTGCTGGTGTTGTAGAAGCAATCGGTCCTCAAGTCCAAGTGACTTCAGGGGATGTGTCGGTTGTTTACCAAGGCGATGTGATATTAGGTCGCATGGCTATGGGAGCAGATTACTTAAATCCTGCTGCCGCAGTAGAACTTTATGTTGGTGCTTCAGCTCCTTCAGCGTTCTAAATTTATACATTTTATACGGGAGCTTCGGCTCCCTTTTTTTTTATGACTACTCAAATAGGAACCGATACCGAACTATCCGCAGTTAACTCTATCTTGGGTAGCATTGGTCAATCTCCAGTAACTACTTTAGGAACAGTTACTACAAATGCGACCAATACAGGACAAGAAATAGCAAACACATATGCTAACCCACAGATCGCAATGATACATGGACTTCTAATGGAAGTTACTAAAGATGTACAGAACGAAGGTTGGCATTTTAATAAGGAAGATCACGTAAAAAGATCTCCTGACTCAAATGGTAATTTTGCAATTCCTTATAACTATCTTAGGTATGACGTACATGAAGGTTTGTATGACAAGAACAGAGATGTAGTTAGAAGAGATGGAAAATTATATGACAACGTTTTACATACAGATGTCTTTACTGAAGACTTATATTTCGACATAACTTACTTATTCCCTTTTAATGACGTACCTCCAGTATTTCAAAGATACATAATTGCAAGAGCATCAGTTAGAGCAGCTACACAATTAGTTTCTAACCCAGATCTAGTAAAACTTCTTCAGCTAGAAGAGTCGCAAACTAGAGCTAGTTCTATCGAATATGACTGTGAACAAGGTGATCATACATTCTTTGGCTTTCCACATGAAAGTAACTATAGATCTTATCAACCATATAAAGCACTTATTAGATAATGCCAAACATTACACAAACTATTCCAGCGTTAACGGCTGGCATTTCACAACAACCTGACGAGCAAAAGATTCCCGGTCAGGTAAAAAACATGGTGAACGCCTTACCCGATGTTACACAAGGACTATTAAAGAGACCGGCTGGAAAGTTAGTGGCATCTTTATCTGATGGTTCAAAAAACTCTTCAACAGATGGTAAATGGTTTCATTATTACAGAGATGAATCTGAACAATATATAGGACAAATTTTCAGGAATGGAACAGTCAGAATGTGGGACTGTCTTTCAGGTGCAGAAAAAAATGTAGTTAATGGGATAGGACATACCACTTACTTAATACACACTAATGACGAAGATATCCAAACACTAACTCTTAACGACTTTACTTATATAAACAACAGATCCATTCCTACTCAAATGGATAGTACTACAGAACCTCTTGGAAATTTTGGGAAAGAAATTTTTGTTGAGTTAAAAAGTATTTCTTATGCAAAACAGTATGCTTTAAATCTATTTCAAAGTACTAATACAACACCAATATCTACAGTTACACGGATAAAAGTAGACTTGATGAAATCCAGTAATAACTATTGTCAAACAACAAATTTAAATACTGGTGGTGTTTTAATGAATGGGTATATGGTTCGACATACCACTGGTGGAGATTACGGTGGAGGTAGAAGTAATAACCTTGGAAGATGTACTGCAAACGCTGGTGACGGAAGAGATGCTTTTGCACCTAATGTTGGTACACGTATATTTGACGTTGGAAGCGGTACAAACCTTGTAGACACAAGTTCTCCCGGTGGAATATATAACATGGCAGGAAATGGTACAGACAGAAATTATAGTTATAACGTTTCAATCTATGGTCAAAATAATTATTACTTTAATACTGGGGGGACAAGAGTTGGAACAGGAGCAGCATTAAGTGGTCGGAGTAATCTTTATTTTCGTATAAAAACAACAGCTCAATCAGTACCTTACACAACTGGTCAAGGGACAACTCAAACCACTGAATATCAAGCACGATATACAACTACTCATGACCTACTACATGGTGGAGAAGGATGGGCAGAAGGTGATTGGTTTCATGTATATATGAAAGATGCTCTTTACAGAATAACAGTAGAAAAAGTTAGTACATCAAATGCACAAGCTGATCTTGCTTTAGTCAGACCAAGCCCAACACCATTTGACACAGAAACTACTGTTACTGCTGAAAGTATTTTAGGTGATATAAGAGAAGGTATAACTGGCAGTACTACTGCAACCACTGGTAATGGGTTTACTGTTACACAGATTGGTACAGGACTACATATAAGCAGATCATCTGCTTTTAATGGCTCTACGCCTGTAGGAGAACTATTAAATGTTGTGTCTGGAAAGGTAAATGACGTAGGAGATCTACCCTCTCAGTGCAAGCACGGGATGGTTGTAGAAGTTATTAATAGTGTTGCTGATGAAGATAATCATTTTGTTAAGTTCTTTGGAAAATTAAAACAAGGGTACACTGATGAGCCGGGAAACCCCAACGGTCTGATCACAGCCACTGATAATGATTACTTAGACGGTGAAGGAACATGGGAAGAATGTGCTAAGCCGGGAAGAACTACAACACTTCAAAGATCTAAAATGCCTCATGTTTTAATAAGAACTGCTGACGGTAATTTTAGATTAACTGAATTAGACGGTTCTTCTTACAACATAACAGCTAACGGAGTAACAACTACTTACTACGCTCCTAAATGGGACGACGCTTTAGTTGGGGATGATGTGACCAACCCTGAACCATCTTTTATTGGTAAAGCTATAAATAAAATGCTGTTCTTTAGAAACAGATTTGCACTACTTGCTGACGAATACATCGTCATGTCACGTCCGGGAGACTTTACTAATTTCTTTAGTAAGTCAGCTATACAGCAAGTAGCAAGTGATCCAATAGATATATCAGCTAGTTCAGAATATCCAGCAATTTTATACGACGGAATACAGACTAATACAGGATTAGTTTTATTCAGTAAAAATCAACAATTCATGCTCACTACAGATAGTGACGTGTTCTCACCATTAACAGCTAAAATCAATGCTCTTTCTACTTACAACTTTAACTATTCAACTAACCCTATCTCTCTTGGTACTACATTAGGTTTCTTAGATAATGCCGGTAAATATTCAAGGTTCTTTGAAATGGCACAAGTGCAGAGAGAAGGAGAACCACAAGTAATAGAACAGAGTGCAGTAGTAGATAGATTATTTGAAAAAGATTTAAAACTTATATCTAACTCAAGAGAAAACTCAGTTGTTTTCTTTAGTGAAGAAGGTACATCTACCTTGTATGGATATAGATATTTTGATCAAATAACTGAAAGAAAACTTGCTTCTTGGTTTAAATGGACACTGACTGGAACTATTCAGTATCACTGTATGCAAGATGATTTCTTGTATGTAGTTGTACGTAATAACGGTAAAGATCAGTTACTTAAATATGCAATAAAAATGGACTCTAATACTGGTTCCATAGCAGAACATAGAGTTCATTTAGATCATTTAATTTATTCAGTTATTCCAACTTCTGCTACCGACCCATCTACAAATGTCCAAATTGTAGGTTACAACGCAACAACAAATAAAACTTTTATTCCAAAACCTCTTGGACTAGAAAGCACTACTCACCAATTAGCTGCTTATAGCACCAGTGAAAATGTTACTGGAACTTTCGCGATGGGTAGTTTTACAACCGATGTTGCAATTAATGGTTCTAATTTAGAAATTGAAGGTGACTGGAGAAATAGTGGTGTGTGTATTGGTTACTTGTTTACGATGGAAGTTGAATTACCTACTATTTACTACCTAACTCAAAGTGGTCAAAACTGGAGAGCTGATACAAGAGCTAATACTATTTTACATAGAGTTAAGTTTGGATTTGGTCCAGTAGGTTTATACGAAACTACTTTAAAAAGAACAGGAAGAGTTGACTATACAGAAAAATTTGAATTAACAGGTGCCGATGCATATCAAGCTAATACATCATCTATTAATGACGATAATAATTTAAGAACAGTTCCTATTTACGACAGAAATATAAACTCATCTTTAACAATTAAATCTACACACCCAGCTCCAGCCACAATTCATAACATGACTTGGGAAGGAGTTTACACAGACAATAATTATACTCGTGTCTAAATACATTCACCCATCAACCGTGGAAGCTGCACTTCGTGTGGCTTCTAATTTATTACCCGATGATTATCGGGAGGTTACAGAAGGTCATGGACATGACCCTTTAAATGCTCTAGTCGTAGGGTTACATAACTGCGACTCAGTGTATTTTGAAGTGCCAAATGGCGAGATAGCAGGCATGGCAGGAGTTCACGAAGGTGGGCAAATCTGGATGCTTTGCACCCCAGCTATCTACGACTATCCTCATACCTTTGCTAGAGAAGCAAAACGGTATGTGAACTCAAGAAAAGAAAAGTTACTGTGGAACATTGTTGACGAAAGAAACAAAGTCCATATCAAGTTACTTAGGTTTTTAGGTTTTAAATTTCTTAGGAGATTTCCCTACGGACCAAACAATTTATCCTTTATAGAATTTTGCCGTGTGCAGTCCAGCAGCAATAGGACCAGCTCTAGGAGCAGTAGGCTCAGCAGCGTCAGCGTCAGCAGCAAACAAAGCAGCAAGACGTAATTACGAACATCAGCTTAAAGTCCGTGAACGTAAGTGGATGCAAACAAGAACCACTTACAAAACTAAAAAAGTACAATTTGAGCAAGAAGTTGACCAAGCA